AGTACGATTCTGTTCTTGGTTTTTGAAAGACCCGGCGGCTTGAAACCGCCGGGTCTTTTTATGTCCCCGTCTTTTCTGCTCTGCACACAATGGTCACAACAATCGGCTGATCGTATTCCTTGGTTAGATCGACGAAGAGTATCTTCTCTGTACGATACGCCCACGCCTCACAAATCTCCTGACTCTGAAACTTCTCGCCCTCGTTCATGTAACACTTGTTGACAGGAAGCCCGGTGACATCTGCTGCGATGCAGATCGCTACAATAGAGCCAACCATGATCAGCCCCTCAGAATCCTCTGCCATGCTTCCATGACCTTGTCGGCCTGACCCTCCTCGAAGTCTTCGGGCCATTCGTGAAGAGTGCACAACACTTCGTTAACGCACCAGTCGATTACCTGAACGGCGGTGCTCCACTCCATGCTTTGCTCGGTTTTTGCCTCTGGCATTAGATGTGTTTGGTTCATGACCAACCTCCTTGAAATAACATGGCGCACACAAGTGCCCATGTCTCCAAATTACGTCCCCCTTATCACCACATTTATCACAAGTTTCCTGATGATAACTGATGACACTTGAAACTACAAGCTGCCTCATTGTAATGATCCAGCATTGCTGATGACATCGTCGATATCCACCAACGGTGTACAAGTGGGGGGTTGACTTACACCGTGGATCTGTAATCCACAACATCGGCACACGGTCGCCGGTCCAGGGTCCAAGGCTGTCTCACACTTCGGGCACAGGCCAAGATCGAGTCTCTTAGCCATTGTCCCATCACCTTGTTCAATCATGCTCATACTCCACTCGAATACACAGTGCTTCTTGATTCATGGGCATGCGCTCCCAGAAGATGGTGGTCGATGCCACATGGCACTCAGCCATAGTATCGTAGCCGCCGAGGGATATGGTGTCGATTCGTTCGACACCATACCCTGTGACTAGCAGCAGAACCCAGACGACCTTCATTCGTCGTCGTCCTCTGGAACTTCCTCGGCAAACATCCAGTCCGACCAGTACGCACCATGCTTTGCTGGCGGCTTGAACTCGAACTCGTGGTGCAACGTGTGGATGATCTTATTCAGCTTCTGCAAGTCAGACAGCCAGATGTCATTGCACTCCTCGATGGTGTTCTTGATATCCTTCAGATCGTTGTGAATCTTCAGCATGGTTTGACGCATGTCGCGCGTCACTCGCTTGTCATATACACTCACCTAGAATCTCCCTTCTGTAGGTTTCGTCTTCATAGGCACACTCGTCGCAACGAATGTCCCCAAAATAGCTGGTATGTTCCCAGCATCTCTCACCGCACTCGTCACACTCGACGCCTTGGTAGTCGTCCTCGATACTATCCATCGGTCTCCTCCTTCCGGATGTTGTCCAAGAACATGTTCTCGCGGTGCCATTTCAAGTATTCACGGCGCCGTTCCCCACCATTGCCCCTCAACAGATGGGCAATAGACACATGATGCGAGATTCCAAACCGCCGTAACTCGTCGCCGGTCATGTGAAGACTCCGCATCAACCTGCCGTCATCGGCAAACGTGATCCACGCAGCACGGCCCTTCCAGCCGTTGAACCCGTGTGGGCACAGACCGTCGAACAGTTCGTTCGCTGCCAGCGACAGCATCAACACGTTTGACCAGTCCGTCTTTTGCCAGTCGAATTCACAGGCACTGTCCGGCTTGATATGCGACACGCGCAAAAATTGCGGCCTGTCTATGCCGGTCACCGGGCACACCGGATTCTTCGCAAGCATCTGTTTGCGTAGCTGACCTGTGTCATAGGGCCGGGTCGTCACCGTCTGCTGACGACTCTCGGTAATCTTCACCGGCGTCACCTTGTTGTCATTCACTGGTGGCGTCGAGTCCGCAGCTTTCGGCTTGTAGTCCACCGGCACCGCAAGGACGTGGGTAAACGTGTCCGTCTGTCCGTTACAGTAGTCGCCGCTCCATTCGGTTTTTGCCTTTGCGATGACCCGCAGCTTCACCCCACGCGCGGTCTCAACCACCGATCCGACACGCGGTGCCTCACCAGTTATGCCGTGCGAGTTCCTTCGCTGCTGACCACTCGACCCGGGTCTGTGCCTTTTAGCAGACCGGTGCTTGAAGAAAAACTCCCGAACATACGGCTCAGGTGGCTCCCATGTGTCACGATTCCTTGGGATGTTTAATTCGAATTCACGGATCACGTTCAAGTGTTCCTCGACGTTTCTTGCTCTGGTGTATTTAGCCATATCACCCTTCCCCCTAGTGTCCTGTGCCAGACAAATCACGCAAAACCTCGTGCATCTCTCTCAGAAGCCACGGCTCCGGTTCGTCGTGAAAATTCTGGATGTTGTATAGATTGGCATCGTGTTGGTGGATGCCTTTGAGCGGACGAAACGGACTGACAGGCTTGTCAAACACCGACTCATGCGCCAGCGTGTCATTAACATTGTGGCCGCTGCACACCATCATATCGCCAAGGTCAAAAGCCCCAAGTCCGTCTGTTCTAGACTGAACCCAATAGTCGCGCTCCATCACAAAGCGCACCGTCAAGATGTCCCTCATGTCACCAACTCCCCGTCGATGTACTCGCGGTCCGGCCACTTGTAGTCCATGCCGTCACCGTTCTCCTCGGCGGTCGGCTCGTACTCGAACATGTGACCATCCTTCTCCCACTGCACATGCAGCAACCCCCACTTGATGTAGAAGTCATGCGCCTCCTCAATCGGACGCGGCTGACCTTCATGGTCGGTGGGCCAGCCTTCGATGTGCTTGATCTCCCAGAAGTGTGTGGCCTGCACATGGTACTCGGCCTCAATAATCCTCGCTGTCATCTTCTTGCTCCTTTGCATCGCGCTCTAAATTCTGTGCTTCATAAACAGCTTCCTCGACATACCGAAAGGGGCCGGCAACGGTGATGTCCAACTTGGTGTCCACCACAAAATTTTCATACCAGCCCTCTTCGGCAACCGCGAATCTCGTCTCCTTGTTGTAACAAGCACACTTACCCGCGAGTCGATCTGTGTGTTCACAAATTCCGTCGTCGCACTGCCAATCAATTTCAGCCATGTTCATCACACCTCGCCGTTCAACCTGTCAACGTAGGCGTCGGCTTCAAGCTCCGCTGCCTCGATCTTGCGATACTCGATGCTGTCTGCCATCCGGCCCTGAACATCATCGTAAACTTGCAGATTCATCGCGCCATGTTCGGCGGCCCACGAATCACGGCTCATCCATGTGGCATCTTCTTCCATGCCCATCAGCCAGCTTTTGACCTTACCCATCGTAACGATCCTCCGCTTCAATACTGAACTCGATGAATGTCATGCGCTTCATCTTCTTCATCTTGTTCTTGTCAACAACATAAATGCCATGCGGCACCGTCCTGTGATTGCGAACCACACGGTAGACATAAATCCGACCAGCGTACCGCTGACCTTCCTTCAACGGGAAAACCGCACGGTTCCGAAGCAGCTTCTTCTCCAGAACCCCAATCGAATCACACACCGGCAACAGACGGTCAGCGACATACTTGCCATCACTGTCCAAGACCTGTTGCTTTGCGTAATATCTCGGCATATCTTTTCTCCTGTGTTGTTGGTGCCCGGTCCACGGACCAAGGATCACCAAGGGTTGATAAATAAGAGTAACAAATGATCAGTGATAGTCAACAACAAAACCGTTGCATAAAACGATTTTCTCCGGGTTGTTGCATTCAACAAAAAATTTTTGAAAATGGTGATACAAACGATACAAACGATACAACCCTTACTGAGCAACGGTTACAGCTGTATCACTTCTGTACCGTTGTAACACTTATGAGTCGGGGTGGGCGTTGATTTTTGGTTTTTCAAACTGCAAAGGGCAAAAAATATCGCTATGGGCAAGGTAGGTAGACCAGCCGGGCTGACGAACCGGCAACGAGAATTTGCCAAGTATTATGTCGAGGGCAGATACAGCAACACCGAGTGCGCGAGGAAGGCGGGCTATGCCGAAGGCAGTGCCAACGTGCAAGCGGCGAAACTTCTCGACGGCAAGACATTTCCGGAAGTGCCGAAGCTGATCAAGGAATTGCGGCAAGCACGGGAGCGCCGATATGGTGTCACGCTGCTGAACCAGTTGAAGCGGTTCGAAGACCTGTCCCTCGCTGCCGAAGAGGCCGGGCAGTTTTCCGCTGCCATCAACGCCGAGAAGATTAGATCCGCACTTGGTGGCCTGACAATCGACCGCCGGGAATCGACACACGTTCACCAACTTGACCAGCTTTCGCGTGAAGAGATCGTCGCCCGACTCGCTGCCATCCGGCAGGAATACCCCCATGCATTCGACAACATGAAACGAGTGGAAGATGCCAAAGACGGAGCGCAGCCTGTGGAACTCATTGAAGCAGAATTTACCGAAAAAGACCCACTTCCAGCGGATTGAAAACCGCGCCGGGCAAGGGATGCCGGACGTATATCTCTGCATGAATGGGGTGCCGGTCTGGTGCGAGTTAAAAATAATTAAAAATGGTCGCGTATCCTTATCAACCTCGCAAATTGCTTGGCATTTGGCACATACACGTTGTCGCGGTGCAAGTTTTTTCTTG